AAGGAGATAAAATATGGACTTTGAAACATTAAAAACAAGTCACAGTAACTTCGACAAGTTAACAAAAGCTTTAGAAGCAAACCTCAATCCTGAGGATACAAATAAATCAAAAGACAAATATACAGACGAAAGATTATGGAAACCAGAGTTAGATAAAACTGGTAACGGTTATGCTGTTATTAGATTTTTACCTGCTCCCAATGGTGAAGATATGCCTTGGCAAAGAGTTTGGTCACACGCTTTCCAAGATAAAGGTGGCTGGTATATTGAAAACTCATTAACAACTTTAAATCAAAAAGATCCTGTTAGTGAAGAAAATACTAGATTATGGAATACTGGTGTTGATAGTGATAAAGAAATTGCTCGTAAGAGAAAAAGAAAATTATCATACTATTCAAACATCTTAGTAGTCAGTGACCCGAAACATCCTGAGAATGAGGGTAAAGTATTCATATTTAAATATGGTAAAAAAATATTTGATAAGATTACTGAAGCTATGCAACCAGCATTTGAAGATGAACAACCAATTAACCCATTTGATTTTTGGAAAGGTGCAAACTTTAAACTAAAAATTAGAAAAGTTGATGGTTATTGGAACTATGATAAGTCTGAATTTGAGGCTGTATCACAAGTTGCTAGTGATGATAATTCAATCAAAGCAATTTGGGAAAAACAGTATGCTCTAAAGCCTTTCATTGATCCTAGTAATTTTAAAACCTATGATGAACTCAAAGAGAAACTGAATAGGGTAATTACAGGAACAAGAAACACTGAAACTGTTGAAAATGCAGAACTCCCTCCTGCAAAACAATCAGTGCAAAGTAATAACTCCGATTTAGCTAGTGATGATGACGATACGTTATCTTACTTTAGTAAATTAGCTGAAGACGAGTAATCTCTCTCTCTATTACTTGATGGTGGCCAGTAATGGCCACCATTTTAAACAGAAACTTTATTTAAATTTAAGAATGTAGGATCAAAGTTATTGGTCATTAATCCCATAGATTGATTTGTGGTATTAGTTGTAATTACGTTATTACTAGGCGCAATAACATTATTTGTAGATGTTTTACCTGGAGCGTCACTTAACGGACCTAAATCTCCTCTAGGAATTTCACCTCTAGCTCTCATATCTGCTCTTTTTTCAGCAGGTGTTTTAACTCTACTATCAGGTAAGATTATATTTCTTTCTGCCTCATCTGTAAATGGACTTACAGTATAAGCTTCATCTTGTTTAAATTTATTTCTAGCTAATGTTTGATTTTCTATTTTTTCACTAGGAGTAGGACCTTCATTATTTTGACCGTCCATACCTCCCATAACATCATAAGTGCCCTCATCTAAACTTTGATACTTACCTGTGCCTTTTTGTTTATCTTCTTCTTCTCTTTTTTTAGAATTTTTATCTAAACCTAATAATTTACCTAAGGCACTCTCTCTAAACCAATTGATAATAGCTTTTAAATTATATAATAATACGCCTATTGCAACACCAATAGCTATAAAAGGTGCGGCTAACACTAAGAAACCAAATATTGCAGGTAACATTGCTAGAGCAATTGTTTTAAAACGAGTAATTAAAGTACCAATACCTTTTGCAAAGTTACCAATTAAATCAGGTATTGCACCGAATGTATCTTTTACAGATTTACCAATTTGTTTTAATTCCATACCAAAGTTTTTAATTTCACCAAAGGCAGCACCAAAAGTTTGTGATAAGTAACCTTGTGCTCTTTCGTCTGGTTTCATACCAGCTGCCTCTTTTCTATCTTGTAATTCTAATTGATCTTTTGTAAGATTTTCTTGGTCTGCTAAAAATCTTTCTTGTCTATCTAAATCAATAGACTCAGCAGATTGTATTTGTTTTGCCTCAAATTTTAAATCTTTTTCTCTTTGTTGCAACTCTTTTTCTTTTTGTATAATTTCAATTCGTTCTTGTTTTTCTTGTTGTTTTGTTTTTAATTCAAGTCTATAATTTTCTTCGTTGACATAGGTATTAATACCTCTTTCTCTTAATATTTCTCTCTCTTGTTTTAATTCTTCAATTTTTTCTGTATGTATTTGTTTTGCTTGTTGTTGATCTTGTTTACGCTGACTATTCATATCATATAATTTCTTAACAGCGTCACCAATATTTTTACTATATTTACTTAAATCTAAGCCAAGTCTTTCTTGCATACGATCAATTAATTCGAATGCTCTGTCCTGGTCATCTGTCTTATTAGATTGTAATAAGTCTTGTACTTGTCTTAATTGTGATGTTATAGGCAAGAAACTTTTTGTAGTTTCTAATGACATTTGGTTTACTCTTTGAACTACAGTTTGAGATATAGAATTGATAGCTGAAGCTATTTCTGTAGAAGTAGCAGCCTTGCCTTGTACATCAGCAATTCTTTTGATTTGCCCTATTGTCTGAGCTTTCTCTTTTATTTCGTATTCTTCAGCCATTTATTTCCTATTTTTTATCGTCTGATTTTGCTCTACTACCTGTGTATAGACCGAACCAAGCTGCTCCAGCACCAACAACGATTGATACTAAGCCTGATTGTTCCATTGTAGGATTAGGTAAATTCATATACCATACTACAACTTTATATAATAGATAGATATATGTTGTAATGAATATTCTTGGAAATATTCTCCAACTATCTACTGCTCTTGCTAAATGTATTAGATTAGCATATGGGTTGATACCTAAGTCTTTAATACTAGTGTCAACTTCTAAATCAACACTTATCTTTTGTTTTGGTTCTGCTATTTTAATCTCTTTTTGTTCCATTATTTCTCCCTACTTCTTTTTTCTTTTTCTTCTTTTATATAATTTATTAATAATGATACATAAATGTCACGCTCCCAAGGTAACATCTTTTCAATCTCCGTTAATGAATATTTATGATGTTGCATTAACGCAAAATTGGTTTCGAAATAAGCCTCTAAGGTTGAGTGGGAGAGGCTAATTCGAAAAAATCAGATACACCTTGTAATACTATCTTACTAACTACCTGTGTTTTAGGGTTAGTTACTTCAATTTCGTGTTTCAACTTAGGCATAGTATCGAAGAACTTTTTAATCTTTAAAAAACTTTCTTGTGGTAAAGTTTCAATAAAGTCTTTTAATTCGTCTTTTGTACTATCTTTAGCTGGGTAAATTGTTTCACCCTCAAACACGTGGTCAATACTATCTACTAAAATATTAAACACTTTATCCATATCATTTGTATCAACACTCTTTGAACTAAATTCATAATTTTTAAGTGTTGGATATTTCAATACGATACCTAAATTTCTTTTCTCATCAATGATAATTCTATTTGAATGGTCATCATCAACTTGAACCTCAACCTTTGTTAGATCAATCTCAGCCTCAGCGTATGTTTTACGATCATCTGGACATATTGTTCTAAATTTAGCTATCTCAGAAACAGACTTTGCTCTCAATTGTAAAAATATGAACTCTACATCAAATATAGGTAAATTTTCTACTTTTAATAAATTAAATGTACAAGCGTCAACAACTTCTTTTAATGCTTGTACCATTTGTTTGTTATCGCCTGTTTCTTGTGCGATATATAATATTTTTTCCTCTTTAACTAGAAATGGTCTAAATTTAACCTTTCTATCTTCGGATGGTAGTGTCAACTCATATGTTGGTACTTCCACTTTTGGTAACATAATTTATCTCCTTGTTATATAATTATAATTTTAATGGTGGGAAATTTCCAAATGGAGGAAATGCTCGACCACCTGTAATACCACCAATTGGTACACGTCTTTTTAGTCCTTCTAATACATCTCTACCTGCTCTTCTAATTTCAGGCGGCAGTTTATTTATTATACCACCAAAGGCACCAAATTTACTCTTAACTGTAACATCTCTAAAATTAGCTTGACCTAATTCAATGTTACCTTGTCTGTCTAAGAAATAGTTAACCCAATATCTGAAAGCAAACGTGACTGAAAATGTTTGAACAGAATTTGTATCATAACTATAATCAACAGCACTAACTGTTTTTGGATAACAATCAAATAATTTAACAGCATATGTAACATCATCTCTTTCATTTCTACTAGCAAATTGACCTAATTGAAATATATTTAAATCTGAAACATAGTTGTCATAGAAGTTATAATTAAATGATTGATTACTAAAGATCGCTGATTGCCATAATTCAAAATATGATCTTTCTCTTAAAAATTTATCAGCATAGAATGTTGCTGTAATTTCTGGCACTGAAAAATCAAATACTGGTTTGTAAACTGGACCGTGTGTTCTTACATCTTTATTTTGCATTGTTCTTTCAGGCATAGAAATACCAGTACAGAATGCTCTTACACGTCTACCATTTTGATTTTGAATTGCTTGCATTTGACCTTGGTCTGGAAAAGTAAATAATGATTCTTTTTCAGACGTTGATAAATTAATTCCATTAATTGTAATGTCTTGGTCGTAATTAGAACCTTTAAGAGTTTGTGGTGATGTTGCAGGACTCATTGTACTACCTGAACCTCTAGGTAATTGATACTCAACATAAAATCTTGCCTTACGAGCAAAACCCTCAGCCTCGTTAATATAGGCTTGCATACGACCCATATTAGTTTCAGGATTACCACCTGCCTTTTGTCTAAAACGTGGATCGTTTTCAACATTTTCTAAACTTCTATCACGTGGTATACCAATTCTAATATCAAAACCACCAATTCTTCTACCGCCTCTAAGTATTGCCATTAGTAAGGTTGTCCTTTCTTAAATTGTTGTACTGGTAAAAATACTGCTGTTGCAGCTTCTGTTAAATCTATTTTTAAAAAACTTGATCTAACGTGACCGTACAAATATTTTTTAACTGCTGGTCTAAGAATTGCTATATTTTTCACTCTACTCCAACTTACATCTAATCTTGTTGTTTTGTCCATTTTATTATTAGTAGCATATGCTTGTAATTGTTCTAATAATCTAAATCTTGTTCCTGGTCTTAAATAATGAAAGTTAAGACCAACAAAACCACCTGCCATACTTTCAAGTGGTAATACTAGTGGAAATCTATCATACAAAGGTAAAGTTTTTTTAAACTTAGGGTCATAAAAAAACATATTCAATAAACCAACATTTGGTTTGCCTGTCAATTTACCACTTCTCATTAACTTACCAGCAGTTATGCCTGAGCCCATACTTGCTACAGCAGAACGATACCAATTTGCTGATTTTCTACTGTCGCCTTGTTTTTGTATAATCGGGTCTAAAATACTAGTCATTTCGTGGAATATTTATGCCTAGTTATAGACGCCTATTTCTTTTTCAGTGAATATTTTAAACTGTAAATCATTGTGTTCGCAGTATGCTTTGGCAGCTTTCCACTTTGCTTGGTTCTTCACATATTCTAATTGTTCACGCATAAATGCACGACCTTTTCTTTTACCTGGTTTTGGTGGAAAACACTGTTTATATGGTTTTACTTCAACCATAAATTTGCGACCATCTTTTAACTTAAATATGAAGTCTGGATAATAGTGATGTACTCTATAATCTATTGGTGAACGATAAGGTATTTTAATTTCTTCACTTGCCCACGCAGTTACATTATCGTTTTTATCCAAATATACCATCATACGTCTTTCCCAATTAGAACGATATACAATTCTATTAGGGTCTCCAGCGTATTTCTTTGGATATGTTGGTTTGTAAATTCCTTTGTAACTCATCTTAATATCACTTATAAATATTATTAAACTTATAGAGTATTTATGGGCAAATTATCTAACATAATTCAGAACAATTTAAGTAATCTGGTTAATAACCTACCAACAAGTGGTATAAATGGTTTTGCTAGTAGTTTACTTAACAAAGCAAAAAATTCAATGCAGACAAATGCAGCTGCAGCTAAAATATTAAATAAGTCGCCATTAGAATTAGAAGACACTAGCGAAACTTCGCATATGAAACAAAACCCATTTCAATATGGGCAAGTGTATTATCCTCAAAATGTAATGGACTTAGGCACAGGTCATTATATCATAATTGATATTTTAGAAACATCAACAATTGGTAGTGACTTAGGACAATATTTAAGAAAAGGTGCAGTAGAGGGTTTAAAAAAACTTGGCGCAGACGGTAAGGCAGCTAGTTTACAAAAAGGTGTTAAAACAGGAAGATCAACTAAACTAGCAAATGGTGAAGATAGAATTTCAGGCACATCTTCAGGTATTAACGCAGGTTTTGTAGGCGATAGACACACACGAGTAAGTGATACAATAGTTTTATATACACCACCAGGAATTAAGACAACTTATATGGTCAACCACGAAGGCGTTGAAACAGGAATGTTAGGTGATCTAGCAGGTATAAAAAGTTTTACAGATTTAGGCGCAAGAGCAGGAGAAATTATGAGTAAGATTGGTGCTGAAGCAGGTGCTATGATTACTTCACTAATACCTGGCGCAGGTGATTTAAAAGGTGCATTGTCTAAAGTTACAGGCAGAGCATTTAATAATAATTTAGAAATGGTTTTTAAAGGTGTACCAATGAGAGAGTTTACTTATAACTTTGAGTTTGCACCAAAGAATAGAATAGAATTAGATAGTGCTAGAAAAATTATGCACCTATTAAGATTTCATATGCACCCCGAGTTAGGTGCTAGAAATGATTTTATTGTGCCATCACAATTTCAATTGACATTTATGTACTTAGATAAAAGAAATATGTACATACCAAGAATTAGTAAGTGTGTGTTAAAAAATATGGATTTATCACACGGTGATGATACAGTGTTTAGTACATTTGCTGGCGATGAATTAGGAGCTGCACCTGTATATACAAAGATGTCATTAACATTTGCTGAAACAGAAATAATGACAAAGAAAACTATAGCTGAAGGATATTAAAATGTTTCATAGATTATTAAGTAAAATTAATGTGTGGTTATCACACTATCTTTGGTCAGTAGAAAATAAAAAAAGAATTAAACGACACAATAGGTATAAGAAGTAATGTATTTTGCATATTTTCCAAAAGGTACATATGATATAGACAATTCTGGCAATGAAAAAATTGTTACGAATTTAATGCGTAGAGTCAAAGTCAGATCAAAGGTTTTGAACGAGGCAAGTCTATATGATTTATATGATGTGCCTGAAGGAGAAACACCAGAAATTACATCATTAAAACATTTTGGTAGTCCATACTACCATTGGGTTATCTTAATGACAAATAATATTACAGATAGATATTATGGTTGGCCATTATCTACCTATGAGTTTGAACAGTATTTAAATTCAAAATATCCAAATGCAGTTGATAGCGTACATCATTATGAAATTACGCAATCAAGTGGCCGTACAACAGGTGAAGGACCTAGTGACTATACACACAAGATACAAGTTAATAGTACAGTATCAGGTGCTACGGCTGTAACTAATAGAGAGTATGAAGAAAGATTACAAGATGAAAAAAGACAAATTAAATTATTAAACGCAGCTTATCTACCTATTTTATTAGATGAATTTGAAGACCTA